AACAACTGGATATCAAGGTATTGGATTTGATTCAGATGGATTTAGTGCTATTGTTGGTGCTGATGGCAACACAACTGCCAGTAGTAGTTTGAATCAACAAAATGAAACCTACATCTATATGGCAATTGCAGCAACCTAAAATAATTAAAAAATGAATTACGTACAGACAACATCAGCGGGAGACATTGAAGTAATATATGAAATTGTAAAAAATAAAAAAAAATGAGCTTCTCAGATATGAAAATATACGGATTCAACTCTTTAGCTCTAGCTGTATCTATGGCCAACATTGACGTTATACTTAAAATAACACTATTAACTGTATCTATAGGATACACTATACACAAATGGTTTTTGATGTATGGAAAAAATAAGTGAGCATATAACTTATAAGGAAGCTATAAGATCTAACACAGCGCTTCGTTTGAACATAGACAATACTCCTGGCGACTATGAGATTGGAAATATGGTGGGCGTAGCCACTTATGTTTTTGAGCCTTTGCGGGATTGGGTAAATGGTCCTATAAAAATAAACAGTATGTTTAGGTCTGAAAAATTAAATACTGCCATTGGTGGGAGCTCTCGCTCACAACATTGCCAGGGTAGGGCGATTGACTTAGACGACACCTTTGGATATAAAACAAATGCTGAAATGTTTTATTATATAAAGTATAACCTAAACTTTGATCAGATGATATGGGAGTTTGGGAATAATTCAAACCCAGCTTGGATACACGTTAGTTATGTATCTGAAGCTGAAAATAGAAATCGTATATTGAAAGCTGAAAAAATTAACGGAAAAACATCTTATAAAGTAATTAACACATGAAGAAAAGAGACTTAATACACTACTTAGGAGCAACGGGAATTTTTGTGTTAGTTATATTTTTGCTCTTATACTTAGCCAACAACACCATACCTTCTGACAATAAGGATATTTTTGTTTCTATAACAGGGATGATAGTAGGGTCTCTGTCTGTAGTTATCTACGCCATTATAGGTAGAAATCCAGATGAAGTAGCTACGCTACAAAAAGAAGTAGAGTCATTAAGGTCTAAGGTTGATGAGTTAGTAAAACAAAAAGATGCTTACGAGGCGCAAATAATAACACTTCAGTCTGACATAATAGACAAGCTTAGTTTGGCGGGTACTACTGCGTTTGATACTATCTTTGAATTAAAGAAAAAGTAATGCTTAAGATTTTAATGTCACTACTTAGCGGAGGTTCTAGCGGTAAAAGTAAGATAGGTGGCCTTGCCGTAGAGCTTAGAGAAGCTATCAAAGGAAAGGAGCTTGACCCTAATCAGATACTTGAATTACAGACTAAAATAAATCAAGTAGAGGCGCAACACCGATCTCTGTTTGTTTCGGGCTGGAGGCCAAGTGTAGGTTGGGCATCTAGCCTAGCATTTGCTTATCACTTCTTAGTGTTTCCTATTATAAGAACTATATATCCTACAGTAGATTTTCCTGTACTAGAGACAGAACCTTTGTTTACGGTCTTAATGGGAATGTTAGGCCTTGGAGGGCTTCGCACCTACGAAAAGATCAGGGGAAAAACGCAATAAATTATTTCTATCTTTGTGTTACAGTAAAATATAATACAATGGATATAAGAAAAATATCAATAGGCCCGGACTATAAGTCTAGCGCTATGCATTATTTAGTGGGGCAAGAAGTGTTGGGAGGCAACTACTTTATTCACCTAATACAAAGAGACACTTCTGAAAATACCATAAAAGTTTGGATTCAGCAAAAAGACGAAATTCTTTTATGGAAAGAGTTTAATTCTGTAATGCCAATCTCTATAGAATACAATATTCACTTTTAATGAAGTCTCCTTTTTTCTTTATCGTAAAACCCTTAAAGGGAAGGCGATATAATAACACTAAAGAGTTATCTGGCGTAGAGTTCATTACTAGTACTTCTGAAGAAAACCACTTAGCATCTAATAGATTTGGCGTAGTTATCTCAACACCATTGGGTTATGAGGGTGATATAGTTGAGGGCGACCTGCTTCTAGTGCACCATAATGTTTTTAAGTTTTATAACGACATGAAGGGAAGGCAGCAAAGCGGAAGAAGTTTTTTTAAGGATGATCTTTTTTTTGTGGAGAACGATCAATTTTATATGTACAAGCATAATGACAAGTGGCATTGCCACGATCGTTATTGCTTTATAAAGCCAGTCGATAAAGAAGAGTCTTTTTTACATAAGAACTTTAAGGAAGAGCCGTTGATTGGAACAGCTAAATACGTAAACAAGTACCTGTCTGAACAGGGTGTATCCGTAGGAGATCGAATAACTTTTAAGCCAGAGAGTGAGTATGAGTTTGAAGTAGATGGAGAAAAGCTATACAGGATGTATGATCATCAAATAACTGTAGTTCTATGATTGTATTTTCTTTAGATGATGTGATAAAAGATCCTGACGCTTATGTTGATGATATATTAGGCAGAGGATTTGCTGATGTTCCTGATGGAGATAAAGTTTTTAAAGGTATTCAGCCTAGACCTCACGACGAGCTTCAAAGCTTTGTAATGACTATGTTTCCAGATTACGTTACAACTTATAATTTTGTAAGACAATCTAGCTTGCATCAAGTTGAACCAAATTTTATTCACACTGACGAGATGATGGGGGATAAGACGGTAGTTTTGTATTTAAATAAAACTTTTCCTAAACAAGCAGGCACTACCCTGTATAAGGGTGAAACTCCAATGTGTACACTCTACGCCGAATATAACCGAATGATTGTGTTTGATTCTCGGATTCCTCATTCAAGAAATATATTTGAAAACTTTGGAGAGGGTGAAAACTCAAGATTGGCTCAAGTAATGTTTATAAAAAAAGTTTAATGAAGTCAGAAGAACTAAAGATTCAAATAATTAGCGCAGGAAGAAAAGCTGTAGAGCAGTTGATAAAAGTTGCTAGAGAAGATATTATAAAGCCAGATCCTGAAGATGAGTTGGCGGCAGACAGATTAAAAAATGCAGCGGCAACAAAGAAGCTAGCTATTTTTGACGCGTTTGATATTTTAAATAAAATAGATTTAGAGCAGGACAATATAAACCTAGCTAATAACACTGGAGTGCCTAAAACAAAACAAGGATTTGCAGAAAGAAGATCAAAATAGTTTATACAAAACGATAGACAAATACATACCTCCTGCCGTTTTAAAAAGAAAAAACACAGGCAAGACTTGGTTATATGGTTATAATGAAAAGTATGACCTTGTCATTATATCTAAAACAGGTGAGCTCGGTGAAATTATATCTATTAATGGATTGATTATAGGGTTGCCTAAAAAACCACCCGCTCACCCTAACTCTAAATTAGACGTTTATAAAAGGTCTGTTAAAAAAGAAGAGCAGTATTGGGAAAGAGAAGAACTACCTAAGGAGCTTACTAGAATATCTTCTATATTCCAATGGAATGAAATGCCTGATAACTTTAAAAGTAATTGGGTTGATTACATAGAGAATGAGTTTGATAAAAGAGAGTTAGGGCATTGGTTTTATAATAACGGAACTCCAATATACATGACGGGTTCTCATTACATGTATCTTCAGTGGACTAGTATTGATATTGGATATCCAGACTTTAGAGAGGCTAATAGAATATTTTTTATATACTGGGAGGCCTGTCGAGCTGACAATAGGTGTTTTGGAATGGACTATTTAAAAATAAGACGTTCAGGGTTTTCTTTTATGGGGTCTTCTGAATGCGTAAACACAGGTTCATTAGCTAAAGACTCTAGGGTAGGTATACTATCTAAGACGGGGTCAGATGCTAAAAAAATGTTTACAGACAAGGTTGTTCCTATATCCACTAGGCTGCCTTTCTTTTTTAAACCTATTCAGGATGGTATGGACAAGCCTAAGACAGAGCTTGCTTTTAGGATACCGGCTTCTAAGATTACTAAAAAGAATATGTATGAAACGGTTAATGATGAGTTGTATGGATTAGACACAACTATTGACTGGAAGAATACAGATGACAACTCTTATGACGGTGAGAAGCTTTTGCTTCTGGTTCATGATGAAAGTGGGAAGTGGATTAAGCCAAATAATATACTAAACAATTGGAGGGTTACTAAAACCTGTTTGAGGTTAGGAAGTAAGATAATAGGTAAGTGTTTAATGGGGTCAACTTCTAATGCACTTAACAAGGGAGGGGATAATTTTAAGAAGTTATATGAGGATTCTAATCCCAGGGAAAGGAATGCGAATGGTCAAACTAAAAGTGGCATGTATTCTTTGTTTATTCCCATGGAGTGGAATATGGAGGGTTTTATAGACAAGCACGGCATGCCGGTTTTCTATAAACCTAGTAATAAAATAATGGGAGTTGACGGTGAGTATATAAGAAATGGAGCTATAGACTACTGGGAGGCAGAGGTGGACTCTTTAAAAAAAGATGCAGACGCTTTAAACGAATTCTACAGGCAGTTTCCTAGAACAGAGTCTCACGCATTTAGAGATGAGAGTAAGTCTTCTTTGTTTAATTTAACTAAGATATACCAGCAGATAGATTATAATGACTCTTTAATAATAGAGCATCATATGACAAGGGGTAGGTTCTACTGGAAAGATGGTGTAAAAGATTCTGAGGTTATATGGACGCCAGATAATAGGGGTAGATTCAAGGTTTCTTGGACTCCTAAGAAAGGTTTAAATAACAATAAACATTCTAAACATGGAGTATTCTTCCCTGGAAATGAGCATATAGGCGCTTTTGGATGTGATAGTTATGACATATCGGGTACTGTAGGTGGAAGAGGATCTAATGGAGCACTACATGGAATGACTAAGTTTAATATGGACGATGCTCCTAGTAGTGAGTTTTTTTTAGAGTATGTTGCTAGGCCTCAGACTGCAGAGATATTTTTTGAAGAAGTTTTGATGGCCTGCGTGTTTTACGGTATGCCTATTTTAGTGGAGAACAACAAGCCTCGGTTATTATATCATTTTAAAAACAGGGGTTATAGAGGGTACTCGATGAATCGACCTGATAAGCATTATAATAAGCTTTCAAAAACCGAAAAGGAATTAGGTGGTATACCAAATACTTCTGAAGATGTAAAACAGTCTCACGCTGCTGCTATTGAATCGTATATAGAAAAACACATAGGTATAGATTTAGAAGCTACATACAGAGATCCTGACGAAATGGGTTCTATGTACTTTACTAGAACCTTAGAGGATTGGGCTAAATTTGATATTAACAATAGAACTAAGTTTGATGCAAGTATTAGTTCGGGGTTAGCTATAATGGCAAACCAAAAGGGCGCGTACTTACCCGAGCAAAAACAATCCAAAATAAGTCTTAACTTTGCAAAATACAACAATAAAGGATCTTTAAGCGAATTAATTAGATGAAAGAAGTCAATATAAATATTTCATCTGTAGGGTTTCCAAGTCAATTTGTATCGGATGCTGAAAAAGCTACCGACGAGTTTGGATTACAGATAGGTCAAGCAATACAATATGAATGGTTTAGAAAAGATTCTAATGGGTGTAGATACTACAGTCAGTGGAGGGACTTCAACAGACTTAGACTTTACGCTAGAGGCGAGCAATCGATTGCTAAATACAAAAACGAATTAGCTGTTGATGGAGATTTATCTTATTTAAATTTAGACTGGACTCCCGTTCCTATTATTCCAAAATTTGTAGACATAGTTGTTAATGGAATGTCTGATAGATTGTTTAAGGTTAAGGCTTATGCTCAGGATGCCTTGTCTCAATCTAAAAGAAGCAAGTACCAAAATATGATTGAGGGTCAAATGGCAGCTAAAGAGCCATTAGAGGTATTACAGAAAGAAACGGGTTTTAATCCGTTTACTATGAATCCAGACGACTTGCCTTCATCGGATGAGGAGTTGTCTTTATATATGAATTTAAACTATAAGCCTGCTATAGAGATTGCAGAAGAAGAGGCTATAGATACAATGTTTGCTGAGAATCATTATGATGATACTCGAAAAAGATTAGACTACGACCAAATGGTTGTGGGTATGAGTGTAGCAAAACATGAGTTTCTTCCTGGGGCGGGTGTTCAAGTTTCTTATGTAGACCCTGCTAATGTGGTTTATAGTTATACTGAAGACCCTTACTTTAAAGATTGTTTTTATTGGGGAGAAATTAAAACAGTTGCGCTGACTGAGCTTAATAAAATAGACCCTGACCTTACAAATGACGATCTAGAGAAGATATCTCAATACAGCCAGAGCTGGTATGATTATTATAATACTGCTCAATACTATGAGAATGATATGTTTTATAGGGATACGTGTACGTTAATGTATTTTAATTATAAGACTACTAAAAAGATAGTATATAAAAAGAAAAAATTAGACGGGGGAGCTTCTAGAATGATAGAAAAGGATGATACTTTTAATCCTCCAGAAGAAATGATTGAAGAAGGAAACTTCGAAAAGATAGAGAAAACAATTGACGTTTGGTATGATGGGGTAATGGTTATGGGAACTAATATTATCCTCAAGTGGGAGCTTGCGGAAAACATGGTACGTCCCAAGTCTTCCTCTCAGCATGCTATACCAAATTACGTAGCTGTAGCGCCTAGAATGTATAAGGGTGTTATTGAATCTTTAGTAAGGAGAATGATTCCATTTGCAGACTTAATTCAAATGACTCATTTAAAACTACAGCAAGTGATAGCTAGAGTAGTCCCTGATGGGGTATATATAGATGCGGATGGATTAAATGAAGTTGATCTAGGTACTGGAGCGGCTTATAACCCTGAAGATGCAATGAGGTTGTATTTTCAAACTGGTAGCGTAATAGGCCGAAGTTATACTCAGGAAGGAGATTATAATCAGGCTAAAGTTCCTATACAGCAGCTCACAAGCAATTCAGGCGCTTCTAAGACACAAATGCTAATAGCTAACTATAACCACTACTTAGATATGATAAGGGCTGTAACAGGCTTAAATGAAGCGAGAGACGGTTCTGGAGCTAATTCAGATGCTTTAGTTGGCGTTCAGAAGTTAGCAGCGCTAAGTTCAAACACAGCAACAAGGCATATACTAGACGGTAGCTTGTATATATACAGGACCTTAGCAGAGGCTTTAACTTATAGAGTTGCGGATATATTAGAGTATTCTGACTTTAAAGAAGACTTTATAAATAAAATAGGAAAGTATAATGTAAGTATACTGGGAGATATTTCTGAGCTTTATATATATGACTTTGGTGTATTTATTGAGCTTTCTCCAGACGAAGAACAAAAGGCTTTACTAGAACAGAATATTCAAATGGCATTATCTAAAGGAGATATAAACCTAGAAGACGCTATAGATATTAGAGAGATCAAGAACCTTAAGTTAGCTAATCAGCTTTTAAAGGTTAAGAGAAGAGCCAAGCAAGAGCAAGATGACCAAAGAGAGATGCAGAAACAAGCAATGGTTTCACAGCAACAATTAAAGTCTCAAGAAATGGCTGGTCAAATGGCTCTTCAAAAAATAGAGCTAGAGACTCAAGCAAAACTTAAATACAAGCAGGGAGAAATACAACTTGAAATTGAAAGGACTAAAGTTGAAGCTCAATTAAAAGCTCAATTAATGGACCAAGAGTTTAAATATAACCTACAGCTTCAAGGCATGACAGAGGGGGCATTAGCCAGTAGAGAAACATCTAGGGAAGATGCTAAAAAAGATAGAATTAGCCAGCAGAATACTGAGCAGTCTCAGTTAATAAATCAAAGAAAAAATAATTTGCCTCCAAAAAACTTTGAGTCAAATGAAGATTCTTTAGATGGTTTTGACTTGTCTGAGTTCTCGCCAAGGTAGCAAAATGTGCCTTTGTATTTTGCGTAAATTTGTAACTTAAATTAAATTAAATGGAAATAAAAGTAAGAGAAATGTCTGAATTAGACTCAAAGTCTTCTCAGGAAATAGAAAAAGAATTGCTTGAAAAGCACGAACAGCAATTTAGTGAAGTGTCAAGTAGTGACGAGGTAGAGGTTGTTTCTGAGCCATTGCCAGATGAGACTACCACAGAAGCTCCAGAAGAGGAGGCTACTATTGAAGAGGTTGCACAGCAACCTTATGATTTAAAAGAAGAAGATGTTCTTTCATATATAGGAAATAGATACGGTAAGGAAATTAATTCTATAGAAGAATTGATGAGCGAAAGAGAAAAGGCAGAAGAAATGCCGGAAGATGTCGCAGCTTACTTTAAATATAAAAAAGAAACAGGACGAGGAATTAGTGATTTTGTTAAATTACAACAAGACTACACTACAATGAATCCTGATTCTTTGCTAAAAGAGTACCTAACTCTTACGGAAGAAGGTTTGGACGCAGAAGATATTGAATCCTTAATGGAGGACTATTCTTATGACGAAGAGCTTGATGACGAATCGGACGTTAGAAAAACTAAGTTAGCAAAGAAGAAAATTATTGCTAAAGCTAACCGGTTCTTTAAAGAACAGCAAGAGTTATACAAGCAACCGCTTGAGTCAAGTGGAAGTTCTAACGAAGCTAATGAAGAATTGCAGGCTTATAAGCAATATTTAAATACCGCTAAAACTCAACAAGAGGAAGCGAATCGAAAACGGGAATGGTTTGTCAAAAAAAGTGATGAAGTGTTCGGATCAGAATTTAAAGGTTTTAAGTTCAAGTTAAACGACGAAGAGATTATGTTTTCCCCAGGTGGCGCGTCTGAATTAAAAAAAGCTCAAGAGACTCCCATGAACTTTGTACATAAGTATATGGATTCTCAAGGACTTTTAAATGATGCAGAAGGCTACCACAGATCTTTAGCAATGGCAATGAATCCTGATAAATTTGCTCAGTTCTTTTTTGAACAGGGTAAATCTAAAGCTACTGAAGACGTTATACGCAAGACTAAGAATATTAACATGTCAGAACGTAAAGCGCCAGAGGTGTCTACAAAGGGAGGAATGCAAGTGAAATCTATATCTGAACCATCAGGTAATAGATTAAGAATTAAAAGCGTTAAAAGAACTTAAAAATTAAAAATTATGGCTGGATCAGTTAATACTATCCCAACTTTTGCTCTTACTCCGAGTTCCGAGAGGACTCCGACTACAGAGAATTACATTACTAACTTTGATTTTCTAAATCAATATCTTCCTGACACTTACGAAAAAGAATTCGAGCGTTATGGAAATCGAACTATCTCTTCATTCCTACGTATGGTAGGTGCTGAGATGCCTACAAATTCTGACCTTATTAAATGGGCTGAACAAGGTAGATTGCATACTAAATACACTCAGGTAGGAACAGCTGCTGCACAAGCTGCTGACAATGCTACATTCCAAGTGAATGATGTTATTGACCCAACTACAGCTCAACAAGTTGTAAGAGTCGGTCAAACAATTGCAGTTGTACAGAACAATGGTTCTGGTATGAACAAAGCTGTTGTAACCGCTGTTAACAATGCAGGTGGAGGAGCTGGACAGTTTACTGTTGGGTTCTACGAAGCGGGCGGATTAATTACTGCTGGTACTGGAGTTGGAAATTCTGATGTTACTATATTTGTTTATGGATCGGAATTCAGAAAAGGAACTGCTGGAATGGTAGGATCTCTTGAAGCTAACGACTTTATCTTTTCAAACAAGCCAATTATCTTGAAAGATACTTATACTGTATCTGGATCTGACATGGCTCAAATTGGATGGGTTGAAGTTACAACTGAGAACGGTGCAAACGGATACCTTTGGTATTTGAAATCTGAGCATGAAACAAGACTACGTTTTGACGACTACTTAGAGACTGCAATGATTGAAGCTGTACCCGCTGAACTTAATGGTGGAGCTGCTGCTGCGCTAGGTAATGGAGCTGCTGCAGGAGCACAAGGGGCTGGATCGGATGGAATTTTCTATTCTGTAGCTCAAAGAGGTAACATCTGGAACGGTGGTAACCCAACAACTTTAGCAGATTTTGATTCAATTATTTCTCGTTTAGATAAGCAAGGAGCGATTGAAGAAAATGTTATATTCCTAGACCGTCAATTTGGATTTGACATTGATGATATGTTAGCTGCACAAAACTCTTACGGAGCAGGTGGAACTTCATATGGTCTGTTCGACAATGACGAAGAGATGGCGCTAAACTTAGGTTTCTCAGGATTTAGAAGAGGTTATGACTTCTACAAAACTGACTGGAAATACCTTAACGACCCTACTATGAGAGGTGGTCTTCCAACTGGAGCAGGATCAGGACGTGTAAACGGACTACTTGTACCCGCTGGATCAACTAGTGTTTATGACCAAATTCTTGGTAAAAACGCTAAACGTCCTTTCTTACATGTTCGTTACAGAGCTTCTGAAACAGAAGATAGACGTTACAAAACTTGGATTACTGGATCTGCCGGTGGCGCTGCTACTAGTGACATAGATAATATGCAAGTTAATTTCTTGTCTGAAAGAGCTGTATGTACTTTAGGTGCAAACAACTTCTTCTTATTCCAAGAATAGTAGAGTACTTTTTAATGGGGGTGTCAAAGCCCCCATTATATTTTAAATTAAATCTAAATTATATCAAATGAAAAAGAATACAGTTTTTGTAGACAAACAATACAAACTAACAAGAGATACGCCCCCTTTATCTTTAATACTAGCATCTAGACATACGCAAAGATTTCCTTTATTACATTGGGATGAAGCTACCGGAACTAATCGCCCACTTAGATACGCTAGAAATCAAAAAACTCCATTTCAAGATGAACAAGATAACTCTGCTATTTTAGAGCCTGTTGTTTTTGAAAATGGATTTTTAAGTGTTCCTAAAAATAATCAAGTATTACAGGAGTTTTTATCCTTACATCCTGGCAACGGACAGTTGTTTGTTCAAGTTGACAAGGCTAAGGAAGCTGCTGAAATTGTAGAGGATTTAAATATGGAAGTAGACGCTTTAATTGAAGCTAGACAATTAACCTTAGAACAAGTAGAAAATGTGTCTAGAGTTATATTTAATACAGACATAACAAAGGTTAGTACTGCTGAGTTAAGGCGAGATATTTTAATATTTGCTAAGGCAGATCCTAAAGGGTTTTTACAATTGTTAAAAGATCCAATGTTAAAACTTAATTCTACAGTTCAATCTTTTTTTGATAAAGGTGTTCTAACTTTAAGAAACAATAAAAAAGAAGTGTGGTTTAATACACCTTCTAATAAAAAGAAAATGCTTAACGTCCCTTATGGAGAAGAGTTTCTTCATATGGCCGTATCTTTCTTTCAGTCTGATGACGGAGTTGAGTCTTTTAAACATCTAAAAGAATTAGCAAAAAACTCATAAAAACCTTGAATAGTTAAAAACATTGCCTATATTTGCATATGTTTTCATAGTTTGTTGATTAAGGTGCTCGCAATAGTGAGTGCCTTTTTTTTGTACCTTTGTTTTTTATTAACATCTAAAATTTATAACTGATGGCAAAATTATTAACAGTAAAAACAGCTTCAAACGGAAATTTAATGATTC